GGTTCAGTTGCTACTAGAGCAAATGGTTTAGCCCCAACCGTAACAGCATCTTTTGCAGATTCAGCAGGTACCGTACACGATGGTAATATTACTGCTGCTAAAATTGGAAATAACGCTGTTACTACAGATAAAATATTAAATAGTAATGTAACTAATGCCAAATTAGCAAATGATAGTGTTACTATAGGTTCAACAGAAGTAGATTTAGGAGCTACAGCAGCTTCATTAACAGGGTTGACAAGCATTTCTGCTCAAACGGGTAGTTTTGTATTACAAGTATTTGAATCCGCTTCTACTATAATAACATCTGGATCAAATATCTTTGGTGATAAAGCAGCTGATATTCAACAAATTACAGGTAGTTTACTACAAACAGGTAGTATGACTGTTATAGGCAATATATCAGCTAGTGTAGGAGGATTTAGTGGTTCATTCCAAGGAGATGGTACATTATTAACAGGTGTGGTAGCTTCAGGTTCGATTCAATCAGCCTCTGTTGCTGCAAGAGCAACTACTTTAAGCCCAGCGGCTACAGCTGCATCTGCATCAACGGCGATATTAGCACAAACAGCTTCGGTTGCAACAAGAGCAAATGGTTTAGCCCCTACAGTAACTGCAACTTCAGCATCAACAGCTATTGCAGCTCAAACAGCCTCTGTTGCTACAAGAGCAAACGCATTAGCACCTACAGTAACTGCCACTTCAGCCTCTGTTGCTGCAAGAGCAACTACTTTAAGTCCAGCAGCTACAGCAAGTTTTGCAGATAAAGCAGACGAGGCGGTAACATCAAATGTAATTCCTGTAACAGTAGTTAATGATGGAGGAAACAAATATGCATTTAATGGGGTAACTGCTCCAACTCTATCACTTAATAGAGGAGAATTATATAGATTTGATCTATCTGATGCGACTAATGATGGTCACCCATTTGCATTTAGATTACTAGATGATACTGCTTATACAGTAGGTGTAACTACAGTTGGAACTGCAGGTAATACAGGTGCATATGTAGATTTTGATGTTAATTTTGCAACATCTGCATCTTTAAGGTATTATTGTACATCTCATGGTAATGGAATGGGTAATAGGGCTCAAATAGTAGATATATTAGGTGGTATAACTAGTGGTTCATTTAGTGGTTCTTATCAAGGTGATGGTTCTAATATAACTGCAGTATCGGCAATTTCATCATCTACAGCAGTATTAGCACCAACAGTTACAGCATCATTTGCAGATTTAGCAAGTAATGTACGTAACCTTTCTATTTCAGGATCTGGAGCCATATCAGGTTCATTATTAGTAACAGGAAGTTCAGCTCTAGCAATAAGAGTTAGTGGTAGTACAGCTTTAACAGGTAGTATTTTCCAAACGGGATCATTTAACGTCTCAGGTAGTAGCATGTTATCCGGATCCGTAAGCATTACTGGTAGTACAAATATAATTGGTGCAGTAAGTTCAAGTGATGATGGTAGATTTAAAAGTTTAGGTATTAATGTTGCTCCTTCAGGTGTTGCCGGAGCTATATTAGCTACTAATGATGTTGTAGCATTTGCCTCTTCAGATGAAAGATTAAAGGAAAATCTAGAACCAATTGGAAGTGCAGTTGAAAAAGTAGAACAAATAACAGGATATACTTATAATTGGATTCCTATGGAAGATATTCATGTATATGGTGATATGAAAGATATAGGTGTAATAGCACAAGAAGTAGAAAAAGTATTACCTGAAATAGTATCAGATAGAGAAAATGGATATAAAGCAATTAAATATGATAAATTAACAGCTGTGTTAATCCAAGCAGTAAAAGAATTATCTGATAGAGTTAAAACTTTAGAAAACAAATAATATAGTTATTTAATTTTAGTTAAAAAAAGGAGAACATTTGTTCTCTTTTTTGTTTTCATATACACATTAAATATTTATATATAAATAAAAACGTTATGGCAATTAAAGAAACAAAGGTAACAGACGAGGAGTTAAAGGAATTAGAAAATTTCCAACAAAATATTAATGTTATAACCTATCAATTAGGACAATTAGCATTAAGAAAATTAAATATTAATGAAGAAGAAGAAGTTTTAGAAACAAGATATAAACAACTTCTTCTAGAAGAAAAAGAAATAGGAGACAAATTAAAAGAAAAATATGGTGATGCATCAATTGATTTAAAAACAGGTGCAATAACCAATAGTGAATAATATTTTTAAAACTCTCTTATATATTTATTATTGATAAAATAAAATATTAAAATGGCTGAAACACTATTATCCCCAGGAGTATTAACACGTGAAAACGATCAATCACTTGTTACTCAAGGACCTGTAGTAGCAGGACTAGCAGTGCTAGGTCCTACGGTAAAAGGTCCAGTAAATGTCCCAACAGTAGTTACTTCATATAGTGACTTCGTAAATAGATTTGGTGGATCATTTACAAGCGCAAGTATAAAATTTGAATACCTAACTAACATTTCAATTAATAACTACTTCCAACAAGGAGGTGAAACTGCAATTGTTACTAGAATTGTATCAGGTGGATTTTCACCCGCAAGTGCGGAAGTAAGAGCACTTATGCACGCTGATTCTGCATCATTTACATTAGAAACCTTATCAGAAGGTGCTATAATGAATAACTCAGGTAGTGTATCTACAAGTGGTTCATTAGTAAGTGGTTCATCAGAAAATTTAAGATACGAAATTGCAAATGTTGATTCAGGAAGTGGTACATTTAACCTATTAATTAGAAGAGGGGATGATACTACAAGTAGAAAAACAATACTAGAATCTTTTACAGATTTATCATTAGATCCTAATTCACCAAATTACATAGAACAAGTAATTGGTAATCAAACAAGAAATTTTGATACTGATGGTGATGGAAATAGATACATACAAGTTACTGGATCTTACGCTAATAACAGCCGTTTCGTAAGAGTATCTTCAGTGGGCCAACCAACATTAGATTATTTAGATAGTGATGGTAACTTTAAAGCAGCACTTACTTCATCATTACCTCAAGTAGGTAGTGGTTCAAATCAGGGAGCATTTACAGGAGGAGCAGGTAGCGTATTTGGAAGAGGTGCTAATGGAAATACAAGATTAAAAATGTATAATGAAATAGATGTTTCTTCTATTCAAGGATTAGAAGCAGCTTACTATACAGCATCATTAAATTTATTACAAAATACAGATGAGTATGATTTTGAAATATTAACTATACCAGGTGTAACAATTCAAAATGGATCAGTTGCTACAAATGCAGCAATTGATTGTGTTACACAAAGAGGTGATGCTATTGCAGTAATTGATACTAGAGATTATGGTTCAACATTAAATCAGGCAATAACTTCTGCAACAACAGTTGATTCAAGTTTTGCTGCTACATATTGGCCTCATGTTCAAGTATTAGGAATCGAAACTGGTAAATTAGTTTTTGTACCGGCTTCAACAGTAATACCAGGAGTATATGCTACAAACGATAGATTAGGTGCTGAATGGTTTGCCCCAGCAGGATTTAATAGAGGTGGTGTAGGTGGTGTAATTACAACTGAAAGAAAATTATCTCCAGCGGATAGAGATAAATTATACTTAGCAAAAGTTAACCCAATAGCTCAGTTCCCAGGAAATGGAACAGTAATATTTGGTCAGAAAACATTACAAACTGCGGCTACTGCCCTAGATAGAGTAAATGTTAGAAGATTATTAATTGAACTAAAAAGAGTAATTGGTGATATAGGAAATACATTATTATTTGAGCAAAATACAGCTGCAACAAGAAATAGATTCTTAAACCAAGTAAATCCTTATTTAGAATCAGTTCAACAAAGACAAGGATTATTTGCTTATAGAGTAGTAATGGATGATACTAATAATACAGCTGATGTTATTGATAGAAATCAAATGGTAGGACAAATATTTATCCAACCAACTAAAACAGCTGAATTTATAGTACTAGACTTTAATGTAACACCAACGGGAGTTGAATTCTAAAAAATAAAAAAGGCAATATTTATAATAAACAATAGAAAATGGCAGTATTAGACCCTAACGAAATAATGTTTACCGCCTTTGAACCAAAAGTTCAAAATAGATTTATACTATATGTAGACGGTATTCCAGCATATTTAATTAAAAATGTAACTGCACCTGGATTTGAAGCGGGTGAAATCATTCTTGACCACATGAACGTGTATAGAAAAGTAAAAGGAAAAGTCAGATGGAATGATATGACTTTAGGTCTATATGATCCTGTAACTCCATCAGGAGCTCAAGCTATAATGGAATGGGCTAGATTAGCACATGAAAGTGTAACTGGTAGAGATGGATATTCAGATTTCTATAAAAAAGATTTAACATTAGATATATTAGGTCCAGTAGGAGATGTAGTAAGCGAATGGGTTATCAAAGGAGCTTATTGTAAAACTGCTACATTTGGTGAATATGATTGGTCAGCTGACGCAGCTATCAACTTAGATATCACTGTTGCAATGGATTATTGTATATTAAACTTTTAATTACCCAACCCTCCATACCTTTGAGAATGGTGCCAATTTTGGCACCATTTTTATTTTTTATATATTTATATCCGTAAAAAAATAAGTTATTAAAGTATGGAAAAAAAAGTTACAGAATCAAAATTTA